GTCCGGCGTCGAGGGGCAACGCGCTCTGCTCTGCTGCGAAGGCTTGCTGCGCCGCTCCCTGCTGCGCCATCGAGTCCGACGGGATGACGCCGTTGAGGTACTGCATCGTCTGAGCAACCTTCGAGGGGTCAATCGTAGACCCTCCGGTCTGCCCTTGAGCCGCCTCGGAGGACAGGCTGGCTGCCTCCTTCGCGGCGAGGTCTTGACCAACCTGTCCACCAACCTGCGCACCCATCTGCCCCTCGGTCTGCGCTGCGGCCTGGTAACCCGCCCCCACCTGGGGGCCGATGTTCTGCATGAGTCCAGACGCGGCCGTCTGGAAGCCCTGGATCGCCTGCTCCTGCGCAACCGCCTGAGCGGCCGTGAGAGCCTGCTGGCGGCGCACCTCGTCCTGTTGGGGAGTTAGACCCGCCTGGGCCTGCGCGCCCGCCTGCGCGTCAATGGTGGCCGCTGGCGTGGCCGCATACGGTGAGGGTGCTACCGGAGGACGGGGAGCAACCGGAGGAGGCGCGACGGCAGGACGGTAAACGCCCGGAGGTGCCGTCGGCCTCCCGTTCTCGGACACGAGCGGGATGGGCGGGGGAGCTACTGCTTGTCGCTTCGCCGCTGCGGCGTTCTGCGCTGCGTAATATCCCTGTCCGGGCTTGTACGCCAGGTGTTGCCCGGGCTTGATCGTGACTTGCTGCCCCTGCTTGCCCGCTGGTGCCTTTCCGGGAGCGTAGGAGAAGAACTGAGCCATCAGAACCCGCCAGCCGGAACGTATCCACCGCCGAAGCCAGCGTTGTAGTAGACACCGCTCGGGGGAGCTTGACCCGTAGCTGCCGATGCGCTCGGAGAGAGGAGATTGCCCGATGCGTCGTAGAGAGTCCCATCAGGCGCGGCGTAGACGGCCGTGCCGAGAGCGGCAGAGTTGGACGGATCGTAGGTGGCGGTGATCGGAGCTACCGGCTGGTAGGCCGGGTTGCTCTGCACGTTGCCTTCGGCCGCACTGACCGCCACTCCGAGGTTCTGCGCGTTCTGACCGAGCACGCCCGTGTAGTTATTGAGCGCCTGGTTGTACTGCCCCATGTAGGCGTTGCCAGCGTCGTACTGCTGTTGTCCCTCGCCCCGGTTCAACTGATCCTGCCCGTAGTTGAGATCGCCGGACTGCAACATCCCACGAGCAGCGAGAGCACGCTTGAACTGCTCAACCGACTGCTGGTAGTTGTTCTGGATCGTGGCGTTCGTAGAGAACTGGTTGCCCGCTGCGGCGTCTTTCGTCGCCTGGTCAATGTCACCGTAGGTGTCAGCCCAACCGGACGGCATCGTCCCGCCGTACTGAACGTAAGCTGCACGCACAGCAGCCCTGCGCGCCGCGTCACCGTTCTGCTGCGCGAGGGTAGCGGCGTTCTGCGCCGAGACATAGCCGGGGTCGCTCTGAATGAGCGCCGAGTAGTTCGGGGTTGACCCACCGAAGGAGACAGAGGGCGCAGGAGTCGGAGGGGCAACGGGAGGGGCAGTCGCAGTCGGTGTGTAGGAGGCCGAAGGAGTGTCGGGGTTGGTTGCGCCACCCGTACCGATGCCAGCACGAGCGTCAGCACCCGCAGAGGGCGCAGGGGGGTTCGGGGGGATATAGACCGGCGTACCGGCATCACCAAGTTGAATCGGCACTACATCACCTCCTATGAGAAGGCGAGGAAACTAATCCCCGACAATGAGAAGTAAACGTTGGAACCGGCATTCGCTTGCACAGTCCCGTCGTTGAAGATCACGCACACACCGAGCACGCCGTTGGACACAACCGCGTAGATCATCGCCTCCTGCGGCCTGTACCCGGCAGGCAACGTGAAGATGGTCGCTCCCAACGTACCGCTCTTGACGACACCACCGACGTAGACGCGCTCCCAGGGGTCTTTATAGTAGTTGGCAGACTCATCTCCACCACCGAAGTTGACCCACGAGTTTTGAAACGCGGGCTGTCCTGCGCCCCCGATCAACTGTCGCGCCTGCACGGCGGGAAGCTGGTTAGCCGTCAGTGAGAGGTTGACGTTCGTGTTGATAAAGCGTGGCAGCCATGCCTTCAACTCGTCGGGGTAAAGCTCGGGGCGAGCGAGCACCTTCGACACGAGCGCTGCGAGGTTGGCATCGCTACTGCGCTCGCTCGGGCCGGTGAGTCCCTTCGCCTGCCTAAGCGCCTGCTTCTTGTACGGCTGGGTCATCAGACTCCCGCCCTGGTGGCGTCCATCGGGTGTGCCTCCAGACCAATGTCGTAGATACGAGTGTCGGCCGAAGCACCCACTTGGTCTATTTTCAGGCCAACCCCCAGGCCGATTCTCCCGATGCGCCCCTGCTTGCGCCTGTACCTCGTAGTCGTCGGATACTGATCGTTCAGCGGCGTGTACGCCAATCCCACCTCGGGAGACACAACGTAGGACACCGCGAGCAAGGGAGTGCCGCCCGACGTGCGAATGTCATACCCGAGAAACATCCTTCGCATCCTCTTGAGCGCGTCCGTTCCGAGCTTGTAGAAGCCCGTCTCGATAGAGGGCAGAACGTCTACTCCATTCGCATCCGAGTCGAGCGCGGCCGAAGGAGTCCAGAGAGACGACACACTCGCGATGTTGGCGGTGACGTTAGGGCGAGCCATGAAAAGTTCTTCATCCCCACCGTAGAGCGTTGTCCCAGGGCCAGCCGGACGGTGCGCGAAGACGCCGCCGGGGAAGTTCGTCCATTCAGTCCACACCCGGCGCGTCAGGTCACAGACCAACGTGGTAACAACTTGAAGTGCGGCGTTCGTGATCGTCAGGACGTAGTGATCGCGATAGATTCCTCCCGTTGCGATCCACCCCTGTGAGAACGCGAACCCTGACACCTTCTGTCGATAGTAGACCGAGATTCCGCCTGTGTAAGTTAGGTCGGTCAAAGTCGCTCCGTCGGACATGAAGACGCCGCCCGCGTTCGCCCACACAGCTTGATCTCTCCAGGCTGCTACCGAGCGCCCGTCGAACGTCCCTTGTCCGGCGAAGAGAACTTTGCGTACGAGGTTGCCACCAGGGGGAGGCGTGTCGCCTGTGACGATGTGACAATCCCGGTAGCCCCATCCCAAAATCGCGTTTCGCACAGGAAGCCCAGCGATCATCTCTTCGGGGAAATCCATCGTTGAAGCGTTCGCGCCCGTGAGTGTCCACGAGTCGGGGTTGCCGACTGCCGAGAACGCCCATCGAAAACTGTTCAGCGTGGTCGGAGACGACGGCTCGAAGTAGTTACCGAGCACGAGGTAGTCTCCCCACGAAAATCCCATGCGAGCCAGGGGGGGTGTGCCACCGATAGACGCGACGGTGTAGACAAGTCCACCTGTGTCGAAGTATTTGTTGGGCGGGGCCGCTACCTGATTCAAACCTTCGAGGATGATGCCCCTGTCCTTATGCCAGAAAATCCCCTGAGTCGGGGCAAGGGCAGCGCCCGTTGAGGCGATGACTGTTCCTCCTAGTCCGTCAAACCTCTTCTGCTGAACGGTCGCGCCGTTGTTCAGAGTCGCAACCAAGTGTCCGTCGTTGGGGAAGGGAAGCCAGCCGATGGAGGTGACGCCGTTGCAACCGACCGAGATCGAAGCGTAATCTGGACTGGCGAAGCTCCATCCTCCACGCTTGCGCAGAGGTGCCTCAAGCTCGGGGATGTAGTCACGCAACCTGAACGCCGCGCTCGGGCCAAGCTGGTCACGCGAAACGTCTGACTGGAACCCCTGATCGAAGTTGCGTGCGACGGGGATTATGTCAGCCATCAGCGCCCCGGCAGCGGATACACGTCGTTGCGAACTGCGACACCGCGACGGTCGGGATAGCCGATGGTGGCGGGCGCGAGCCCGCGTCCCTTCTTCCGACGCAGCATCCGACGAATCTCCTTGATCCTCGCCTCGTAGGTCGCCTGAAATGCAGACCCAGGTGCGAAGGCGTGACCACGGAAGAACCCACCGCCCTGCTGGTCGTACTGAGCGCCTTGCCACATCATATACATGAGGATGGCGTCGTGATACTCGATAGGCACACCCCCGAAGGCCGCTGTACTCGGGTCAATCGAGTCACTTGCAGTCGTCCCGTCGGCGGTGATCTCCGTGGGGTGTGGCGTGTAGATGTACGTTAGCACGATGGCGCTCGAAGGAGACGGCGCGACACGGAGGAACGTGCCCTCCATCGCAGCCTTAGTCGGCGTAGTCGTGGACGCAATCGCGGGGTTGAGGAATGGCAAGAGGTCGCTCATGCTTACCTGCTCAAGCTCGTAGGGGGCACCGCTTGAGTCGGGCAGAGTGATGTTGTCCACGACGAGGATGTTCGCGTCGATGCGGTAGTCGGTCACGTTCGGCGTGAGTGTCATCTGACCCACGTCCGTGAAACAATGAGTCTTCTCCAGCACGTCCACGATCCCTCGGTTCACCCACCTCTGCAAGAGGATGAGTTCGTCGCTAGTCGCCGTGTCGTCCAGTCCGAGGGAGCGCGAGCACTCGAACACGAGTTGACCCCTGTTCATTAGTACACCCCCATGTAGTAGATGACGTTGGTGCTGGCGGTCAGTGTGAGCGACGAGTTGATCGCCGGAAGGTCGGTCAAACCGGCAGGCGCAATCGCAAGAGGCCGAGCACCCGGAAGCGGGTTGATAGACCACTGTGTCGCGCCCAGGCGGGCGGGCGTCGGTTGCGTCGTCCCCCACGTTCCGTTGACAACGAACACAGGGAAATAGTCGGCATCCACCGGCACAGTAAACGGTGCCGTGAACGGAAACTGCAACGGCCCTTGTCCCCATAACGCGAGTGCGTTCAGGTTATTGGAGAGGACGAGAATCTTCCCCGTGTTGTCAGCGAGGCCGAAACGAACGGTCGTCGGGAGCGTGCCCGCTGCCGCGACGAGGTTGCGCAGCACGATGCCGGTCACAACCTGTCCAGCCCGCAACCCGATCAGTCGTCCTGCTCCCTGCTGGCTTATGGGAGCGACTCCCGTCGTGTGAACGGCGGGGCTTTCCGTCTCGGTGATGACGCCCGATCCAGTGAGCTTCAACTGGTCGTTGGTCGTAGGCTGCGTCGGACTTGTGTACCACGCTCCCACGTTGGCGTCGTAGACGAGTCGTACAACCTCGCCCGCCGCGACGTTCTTCGGCGTGGCGAGGATGTTCCCACCCGAACCGAGCACGCAGGCACTCACGAAGAGAAGACTTATCTTCCTCCCGTGGTAGGTGTTGTTGATCTGCGTGATCGTCGTTGACCCCGTGATGCGAATCAACTCGTTGGGATTGTTGACGAGAGAGATCGTCGCCGCCGATGCGATGGCGGGAGTCAGCGTGGCAGAGGTCGGGGGAAATGTTCCCGAAGCGACGTGGTTGTTCTCGATCTTGAAGCGGTGTCCGCCACCCGTGAAGGGAGAGTTGACTTCACCGATCCCGGCCGACGAACCAAAGCAGAAGTTGTCCGTCAGGATTACGTCTTCCATCCCGGCGCCATCGAGAAGGATGCCGTTCTTGTACGGCGTGTTGTTGATCGTCTGCATGTTCCTGCCCATGCCGAATAGGCAGTCCGTGAAGATGACTCCCTGCGTGAACGGCGCGGCCAGGCCCGCGAAGATATACAACCCGGCAGAGACAGAAACTCCATCGTCAATAGGAGTGATCGCACCCGGCACGCAGGCGACGATGGCAGACCCAACGACGGCCTGAGCACGGTCGATGTGAATCGCACGTCCGCGAGCGTTCGATGCCCCGCCAGCGATGGAGAACCCGTTTGCGGTTGTTTCGTTAGCAGCGTTAGATTCCTTACCGGAGATCAGCAACCCGGTCGCGTACTGGTCGTAGTAGTTGCCCGTAAGGTTCCACCCCGAGAGCGAACCCGACTGACCACCGAGTAGCGGATACACACCGCGCCTGCCGTCGAAGTACAGTCCGGCAGACCCGTACAGGCCAGCCTGCGATGCCTCGAAGATACACCCCGAGAACGAGGACTCGTTCACGGAAAGAACGCCCGACGTAGCCTCGTTGGTTACGAGCGCTCCCGCAGCGATGGACTCGGCCGTACCGTTCACGGACGATGCGCCTGGGTTGAGTGTCGAGGTGACAGTGAGAGTCTGCGACGTGGGCACAGTCGCGACATACCACTGAGAGTTGTAGGCAATCGGCGTCATGCCGCGCAGCACCACGAAGTCTCCAACCTGGAAGTCGTGCGCAGCCGAGGTCGTGACAGTGAAGTTCGCGCCGGTCGATGTGATGCCGGTGACGGTGAACTGCGAGTGCGGGCCTGCTCCTACGAAGTTGCAGTTGGAGAACCCCATGCTCGTGATGGTGCCCGTGACGTGAAGAGCGGGCTTGCAACCCGTGTAGCCGGAAGCTCCCGAGGCTGTCTCGAATCGTGAGTTGACTACCCTCGCGCCACCCGCGTCTGCCTTGATCCTAAGCGCCACGCCCGCGTTGGCGGTCTGAGAACGACCGAACGTGTCACTGATGCGCAGGAAGGTGACTTGATCGAACTGGAAGATTCCGCCTCCCAGGGGAAGCTCCGCAACCACGTCCACCACTCGCGCCTTCTGACAGAGGGCCATCGTGACGACGTAGCTGGACTGCGCTCGTGAGGAGGTAGTCTCAATCGAGAACTGACTAAGCGTGACCTTGCTGTTACCCGATCCCTGAATGTTGATCGCGTCCCCGGTCGTGCCGGTGGGGGCGAGCACGGTCACGGCTGTTCCCTGTCCCTTGATTCGCAGGGGCAGGGCGTTCGTAGGATTGAGGTTCAGTGAGCCTGAGAAGCGGTAGCTACCTTGTCCGAACTCGATTGTGCCACCGCGAGCGCTCGCCAAGTAGTCAGCGTATGCGGCGGCAATCGCCGCAGCGTTGTCAGTCGAGGCATCTCCCACGGCTCCGTAGTCCTCTACCTTGAAGGTAGATCGCTTCAAGTCGAAGAGTGCTTGTTCGATCTTGTTCAGGAAGGCGGCGGTGACGGCCTGACCGATGTTGTCGATCCAGGTCAGGAACTTTTGGTAGCCCATCAGATAGGCACCGCAGTCAGCGTGTGGATGCCCTGACCGTCTCCGAGGAAGAAGGGAACGAAGGTTGGGATGCCATCGTCGCCACCGATGGTGTGCGCGGTAAGAGTCTCATCCACCTCTGTCGTCTCAGACAGGACGTTGTGCGTTGCGGGAGTTGCTGTAAGCACGTTTGTCACGGATGCTCTGCACTTTCTTCCCGCGCCTCTTGCGCTGCGAGGTCGTAGGACGTTCGAGGTTAGTCTTTCTTGCCACGCTTCTGCTCCTTCTCGGCTTTCGCAATCGCCTTGAGAGCCGAGTCCGCGATATGTTCTGCACCTGTCAGCCCCCGGAGCTTCTTCGCCCCCGGTGAGAGGATGCGACGAGAGAGACTGACCATCGGAGAGGAACCAGAAGCCTTGCGCGCTGCGTGCTCTGCACGCTCAACGCGCTCCTCCTGCTCCTCCAGGTACTCCGTGATCGGGCGTGACGGGCCGATGAAGTCGTGACCACGAAACTCCATCACGATATCTATGATCTGCCGCTCGCGCATCGGGTAGCCACAGCCGGGGAAGTCGCACACCTCGGGGAACGCCTCGGGATGAGGCTCGTGACACCGCAGGCACATATACCCCGCTTGCAGGGCATCGAACGTTGCCTTGTCCACCTTCTCGATGACGTTGCGTTGCAACCTCCCCGTCTCATCAGTCCAGACAGATTCGGTGTCGTCCACGAGCACGGCTCGCCACACGGGCAGCCTGTCGAGCTTCTGCTGCTCCCCGCCGAGGTGCTGTTGAATCAGGTCTTCGCCTGAGATTCCCTGCACCGGAAACTCTTGCAGGGCTTCGTCAGCGGACGCGCCCTGCGTGATCCCCGCCGCGATTGACGGAGATAGTTGATCGAGGTTCAGGTGACGGCGGCGCTTGAGCGCACGGTTGATCTGCTTCGCCTTCACTTGCGCCTCCGACGTTCCTTGCGATTCGGGAAAATCTCCGACACCCTGAACGTCTCGGGATCGGGGATGCGATGCAGAAGGCGCTGTTTGAGAGTCGCCTCCTGCTTCTTCGTGGACGCCACCTTGTAGCACAGGTCGCAGTACCACACCTTGACGCCGCCCGTCCACATTCGCCGGACGTGCGTGTTGCTCTCACAGTGAGGGCAGACGGGCGTGATGCCCGCCCCCCTCAGCGTGGGTGCTACGCGGCTCACAGCGATACCGAGATCGCCTCCGGGGCACCGAGAGCGGCAAGCTCCAGCGCCTCCATCGCCTCGATCACCTCCGGGCGATTCAGATTCTCGACTTCGTACAGGCGGATCGCCTGCGGACTGATGCCGGTGAGCGACTGCATCGTGTAGAGGCCGGGGGTCGCGATCTTCCCGTCATCATCGAGTTCGTCCTCGATGGGCGTCTCGTTGTACGACGGCCAGGGGATCACGGCGGCGGGCTTCTCCACGATGCGAAACTCGTTGGGGAAGAGCTTGCCGAGATACACGAGCCGTTCGTCAATCTCCGCGAGGCGCAGTTCGCGCTCTTCGGCGTTGCTGTACTTCTGAACGACGTATGCCTCGCTGTCGAACATCGAGACGCGGGTGAGCGGGTTGATCCCGTCCGGCAGTCCCGAGAAGTCGAAGGACTCCAGGGCGGTCAACTCCTCCCACTCGGTCAGCCCTCCCTTGTGAAACTGAGCGAGCACGCTCTCGCCGTCGTAGAACTCCACGACGGTGCCAGTCTTGTCCAGGCCGCGCTTGACGCGAGCCTCCACAAGCTGAATCGAGTAGTTGCCGATGGGACTGATTGCCCTCATGTGTCTGTCCTCCTGGTGGGTTACGAGAAGTAGAACATCAGATCGCGGTCGGTGTGACCGGCGACCCATTCCGCCCACGTCAGTCCCCGGTCTGTCGAGAACTGCGCGTGACCGTCCGTGAACTGCTTGTCGGCGTTGAAGCCGTTGCTCGACCCGTCCTGGGTCGGGAATATCTTGAAGGCCGTATTGCTCCCGTTGTAGGAGCGGAGGTGCAGGACGTAGGTCACTCCCGACACGAAGCCCAGGGGCGTCGAGAGCGGGGCGGAAACCCATCCTGCCGTTGTGGGCACCTGGGAAGCTGCGATACGGGCGACGGCGAGCACAACGCCCGCATTGTCTTCCACGTACACCTCCAGGTCTTGCGTGTTCGCCACGACCGGAGGAACCGCTGTCGGGTTCGCTGCCGGTGTGTAAAGCCAGAGGTGAATGTTACTCACGCTGACCGGAGCGGAAGGCGTAAATACTTCGCGCACCTCATTCGATCCACCGAGAGACTTCAACTCGGAGGACGACGCGATGTTGACCTGACCGTTGCCGACCCTGCCTCCGCCCATGTAGTCCAGTTCGAGGATCGGCGTCATGCGCCCGTTGACCGTCCAACGTCTACCGGCGAGGTTCGAGTCGAATACGACCACGGCGAGGTCTTGATCGGAGCAGTACACGTTGCGCGGACTGATCGAGGTCGTAGACGTGAGCGTGTTCAGAGAGACGTAGTTCAGGTCAGGAGCGGCGTCCTGGTTCGTGAATACGAGATGATAGAGGTTGCCCTCCAAAAGCCCCGCAGGCACGTCGAACGTGATCTGCCGACCGATCTGCGAAGCGGCAGGGTTCGGGTCTGTGATGAGGTGCGAGGCGAGCACGGTGCCCGAGGGCGTGTCAGCACCCGGAGTGTTCGTCTGCAACTCCACGAGGATCGAACCACCCGTACCTGCCGAGTAGCCAGACCCGGACTTGAAGAAGAGACGGATCGCGGCGAGCGCGTCGGTGCGATCTGCGCGAAACCGAAACGACACCTTTCGGCCTACATTTCGGCCGACTTCAACGTTCGAGAGTGAGTCTCCCGAGGTCGGGTTTCCGTAAACCACGGGCGGCGGAATCACCGGAGGTGGGTCTTCGGTGACGGTGAAGTTGAACGCGCCGATCTTGAAGTCCGTCATTCATCCTCCTTGTGGACTTTGTTGGAGTAGGGGCAGGCCGGATTCGATACCGGCACTACGGCTCTGCGCCGACTTTCCCTTGTCAGGCTGCCTCTGCTTGGGCTACTGCCCCACTCCTGCGTCAGCCGATCTAGCCGGTGACACCTTCTGCTTGACGTTGCTCCCACTCGATGATGCGATGGCAGTTCGAGCAGAGCACCGTGCATTTCGTCAGTTCAGCAACGAGATCGCGGAAGCTCATGTAGACCCACCCTCTGCCGCTACCGCCCTTGCGGTAGCCATCACGTTGCTGTTGTTTGCGCAACGTGTGGTGCTTCGTTGAGGGGTCGCGATGGTGAAGATCGAGAACTGCGGGATGTTTCTCGCCGCAGCGAGCACACCCCCTGTCGGTCTTCCACTTCTGCACGATGTCCCGCTTCCGCCTTCGCAGTTTGCGGTTCGCCGTGACCTGACCTTGAGCCTTGCTCGGTCCCCACTCGCGTGTCGTATTCGCGAGCATGACCGCTTCGTGCCTTGCGCGTACTTCGTGTCCTGCGAGGCGAAGATGCTTCGCCACCGTCGGAGCAGTAGTGCCGTAGGCACGGGCGAGAGAGTTGAGAGACTCCCCCGCCGCGTGCCGTTCGGCTGCTTCTTGCACCGGAATGGATGTCCGTAGTGTTCCCATGCGCCTACTATAGCACGTATGGGAATATACTCACGGCTAGCCAGTTACTCCGGTTATGATGCCGTGCGTGCGCTCCTGCTGCACCTTGAGCGTGTACTCGGTCAGGTACTCCTCGTCGTAGGAGTCAGCGTCGTTCGCCTGACGATCCTTGAGGAGTTCCGTATCGCGCAGTACGTTCAACTGGATGTTGTCCATGTTGACGTAGAACGCCCAACCGCCGTACTGGTTGCTCGACGTGGAAAAGTCGTTCCAGTCGCGCTTCACGATGACCGGGATTTGATACCCGTATGCACCGCTGATGAAGCCATCGACCTTCGCGCCCCACAGCCGAGTGTCAACCGTCGTCGGCTGCCACACGTCACGCAGGAACCCGGACACCGCCTGCGAGAAGACCGGCGAGACGAAGAGCACGCCGTTCTGGTCACCCTGGTGCTGGAGGAACCCACGCATGTAGGTGTCGAGCAGCGTCTTCGTGAGAGCGCCAGCGGCGTTCTGCACGTTGGTGACGCAATACTCGTACATCCCACCGGGAGTACCGACGGGGTGAGCACCGGACGTGTCCAACGAGCGGACGCCCCAAAAGAGCGTGTACTCGATGGCGCGCTTGTGCTCGACGCCCTTCTTCTTGCGCTCCTTCATCGGCTCCGGGCCACCGTAGAGGCGACTCGCCATGAGCGACCGAGTGAACCCGTAAGGGTTGCGCTGGATGCCCGTGTAGTTGAACTGAGCCACGCGCTTCGTGATGAGACGCGTACCGAGAGTCGCACCCTGCGGGGATGCGTTCCCGATGATGAGCAGTTGGTCAGCCGCCGTGTGTGCAGCAAAGGCGACACGACCGAGGTGGTTCCCGACCGTGAGCACATCGCCTGCGACGGACGTGACCTTGAAGGCCACTCCCGTGTGAGCGTTGCGCACGAGGTCGTTCGAGCGGAAGTATGCACCTTCGCCCGTATTGACGGTGATGGTCGCGCCGTCGGAAGCACCACCGGAGGAGACGGAAGAGAGGCGCGGGAAGAGTTCATCTTCCAGCCACTCCACTTTCGTGCTCTCGGCAGCGCGCCGTGAGACGCGCATGAGCATCGTCATGAACTGCGACGTATCGGGATCGAGGTACGCGATCACGTCGTCCATGTCAATGACGCGCTCGTTGGCGAGGATCGTGTTGTCGTCCTCCACGCCCGAGATCGTATTGAGGGCCATGTCTGACTCCTTGTTTCGTTGGAACGGGTCAGACTCGGGAAGTTCTGGCGGGGCCGTTGGGCGTGTCCGCTCCCTGTCGGTCTAGCGTTGAGGGCCGTAGGTAAGGCCCGACGAGACGTTGGTCGTCTCGGCTTCCACGATCTGCCGCTTGAACTCCTTGATAGCGTCCTCGCGGCTTTCTGTGGTCTGAGCGGTCTTGGCCGCTGCGGGCCTCAACGCGCCTGTGGCGACTGCGGCACCCGCGAGCTTGCGCTGCACGGACTTGGCAACCACCGGGTCGGGCACGACGACGGTCTTGTCACCCTCTGCGGGCGCAGGCGTCTTCGTTGCCAGAAGAGTAGCGCGATCCACGACAAGCTGTACGCCTGCGTCTCGCGCCTCGGGGTCGGACGAACCGACCATCGCCAGTACGTTCGGCGGCATCGACTGCATCGCCGCCTCGAAGTGAGACGAGATGAGCTTCGTGTCCTCTTCCGAGTATCCGCTCAAGGCGGTGGAGAGGGAAGTCTCGATGCCGGTGACTTGCGCCTGCTGGCGGGCCTGAACCATCCAGTCTTCGGGCTGCGCTGGATTCGCCGCCGCCGCCGCCGCGTTCGCTTGATCGCGTTGCCACATTCGGAAGTCGGTATTGAAGTCCATCGCAGCACCCGGCTGGTCGAGTGCCCACGTCTCGCGGATTGACTGGTACAGGCGTTCGTCGCCGGTCTGCACCGCGAGGTTCGCTGCCCGTGTTGCAGCATTGAAGTATCCCTCGGTGGAGATCAGTTCACCCGCCTGTGTGTCAACCTGCTCTTGTGGGACGAGAACCTGCGGAGCGGCTGGTGCCGCCGCCATCTGGTTCAGTCGCCCCCGTAGCTCGGCAAGCTCTTCGCGTGTCGAGCCAAGCTCTTGCCCCTGCCGACCCACGACGCTCGTGAGTCCGGCTGCCGCCTTGAGCGCGGCTGCGGGGTCGTTGTTGTACTTCGCGAGGAAAGCTGCAACCTCGGGGTCTTGCTGTTCGTCATCGGACACCTGTGAGGTGTCTGGAGCATCTGCGGGAGGTGTCTTCGACTCGGCGGCAACGAACTTGCCGGTCGCAGGCTCCCGAGCCTGCCCAGGCTCGGCGGTGGTCAGACCTGAGCGAATGTCGGTCGAAGGACTCTCTCCCTCGCCGTCTTCCTTCGGTACTCCCAGGCCCTCCATGATCTTCTCGAAGTCGCGTGGGTCGTTAGGGTCAAGACCCTCATCCCCGCCAATCGAAAGACCATCACGAACATCTGCCACGGATCAGTCCTCCTCGTTCGATTCATCCCCATACATCGTCCAAGCTGCCTTCGCCGCCTGTTCGAGATTGCGCTCCGCGTGCTCGGGGTGTGACAACACGAAGATGGCTCCCTGGTAGAAGCCTCGGTAGTAGGCCACCTCTGCGGGTGTTGGCCAGTTCTTCTCTGGCCCCAGGACTCGCTTGCTGATCTTCGCGTACACCCGTTCCTGATCGTTGCGCACCATCTCGTAGAGACGTTGCCAACCGGGGTGCATCCGAAGCTCATCGAAAATACGGGCGTCAGCAACGATCTGCTGTACGCGAGGGTTCTTCGCAAGACGCTCTACAATCGCGTCTACGCGCTCAAGTTCCTGCAACCCTAACCACCGCCTCTAGAGCCGCCCGAGAGGGCCTGCGCTCGTTGTAGGAACACGGAGGGCGACATACTCATGCCGCCTGTCGCGCTCGGCTTGCTGGCGTCCACCGCCGTTGAGGAGGTGACGCCGAGATTCGGGCCGGTGCCGGGAGGTGCCCCGGCCCCAGGTGCTCCACCGGGCGGGCCGGGAGCGCCTGATCCTTCGCCGCCTAGCGCCTGTTGCGCGCCCATCGCGGCCGGTGCGTTCTGTGGCGCGGCGAAGAACTGCTCGGGGTACTCGATATCCCACTTCTTCGCGAACCACTTGATAACTGCTTCCACGTCGAGCGGCTTGCCCGCAGCGGCGGCAATCGGGGCGAACCCGATCATCAGTTGCGAGAACTGTGTCGCCTCTGCGCGGCGCTCCTGACGCATCTCCGACTCGCCCATCGGAGTGAGTTCGAGCAGGTATTCGCCCTGGATCGCGAGCACGTCGATGCTCTTGAACACGGTCGCGCCTTCGGGGCCAAGCACTTGCACGAGCCTCTTGCCATCGAGGAACTGCTGGCAGTTCTTGAGACGCATGTTGGCTTCGTCCGCAAGCCCGAACTGCGCCTGATGCTTGCGCGTAGCGAGTTGTTGTTGCGCGGCGTTCATAATGATGCTCGCGCCGGTTGCGGTTGAGTTGCCTACACCGTTGTCCTGACCGCCCGCCAGCGGTGCTGCACTTGTCACGGTCTGGAGGTCTTGCTTGATCGTGTTCTCAGCGGCGATGCTGATCTCAGCGATCTGGTATGGGGGCTGCAACCACTCCACCTGAGAGGTGTCGTCCACCTCCCACCGAGCGCCAGGGAAGTGCTGGTAGGCGTCGGGGTCGTCCACGTCGGAGCGAATCAGCGTGATGGCGTTGTTGATTAGCTCAACGTTGTCAAGGCGCTGGTTGCCAAGCTCCCACAGAATGTCCTGCAAGTCTTGAATCAACTCGATGGTGCTCGTTCCGTACATCGAGAACGGCTGCGGCATCGAGGAAACCATGAAGAACGGATACCCGCTGTGCCAGTAGGGGTCTTTCGTCTTCGGCAAGATGAGTTGCTGCTTGTTCGCGAGCCAACAATAATAGATATCGCCGTCCTCGAACCACCAATACTCGATCACCTCAATCATGTCCTTCGCACGATTGACGTTGAACACTTCCGTGTTCCGATCCTGGTACTGGTCGGTCATGTCGCGAGACTCTTTGAGCTTGTCGATGTTCGACACAAGCCCCGTCTTCTCAAGCATCTTCAACTGCTCGAAGGAGTACCAACAACGATGCGAGACGTGCTGTGCGCCACCGGGCGCTCGCGGGTCAAGGTTCGTTGCTGCCTGATGCCATATGAAGTCTCGGGGATCAACCACTTCCGTCGTGCTGTGATCGCGCAGGATGCCCTGCTCCTCGATCTCCACGATGGTCGGGACTGTTCCTATCACTTCGTCGTTCGGCCCGTAGATCGGCGTCTCCTGCACGGCCTGCCTGCGCACCGCTCCGGTCGTGTAGTTCCAGTACGATTTTCCTACTCCGAAGCCCCCGATGCCGTCACACAGGAAGAGCGGACGCTGCTTCGAGTCCATCTTGTCGATGCGATGCTCGTGGCGCAGGAGGTCAGAAACATCGTCCGCCATCATCAGCATGTGCGCAGCTTCGTCCGGCGAAGAAACGGAATGAGGAGACGGGCGCACGTCGAACTTGAGTCCCATCTCCGTCTGCGAAGACACGACCGTCTCAAGCAGGTTGAAGGCGTAGGGCGGGCGATAGGTGTGGTTCCACTTCTCGCGTTGAATCCGCTCCTTCACCCCACGGTACGCCCGCTCGCGCTTCTCATAGAGACGCTTGAACGTCTCGTGATGACCGAGGTCTTCTTCGAGGTGAACTAGAACCTCGGAGATCATCTCGCTTTCGGTCTGCGCTGCCAAGACTTAGTACCCGCCGCCGCCCGAGCCTCCAGCCGCAGGCGCGGTCTTGCGGATCATCTTGACGCCTGGGCCTGCGCCCATCACGTCGTCGTTGAGCTTCTGCTCTGCGGCGATCTGACCGGAGATAGCGACGGCGATCTTGTGAATGGCGTTCGCGTCGATATCGTCCTTCTCGGCGGTCGCGGCCTGTGTGACAAGCTCCATCGCCTTGCGGAGAAGTTCGGTGACGTTCTGCGCGTCAGGATCGTTGCCGCTTCCGATAGGTGAAGGCTTGTCTCCTGCCTGCGGAGGGCCGCCGCCGCCGATCTGAATCGAGGGCGGGGGCTGCGGAATCATGCTGGACATTGGTCACACTCCTCGACTTGGATGGGCCTGGTACTGCTGCTTGTGCTTGCGCTTCGGCTTCGACGGCGCTTGGCCGTACTGCCGGAAAAGTTCCACGGCGATCCCGAGCATCATCACCCGGTCGTCGTTACATCCCTCCATCGCGGCGGGCGAGGTGCCCGTCTCCTTGTAGACGAACTGCCCTAGCTCCTCCATCATGCCCGCGCCTACCCAGGGGAAGTACCGCTGCTTGAGCCAGTCGTACAGGCCGTTCACGATGCCCGGACGGACGTTGTTGCCCATCGGCATCCCGTACTCCTGCGACATGGGCTTGTTGCCCCTCGTGGCCGTCGTGTGACGGTACAAGTTGCCATAGGGCGGGATTCCCCGCGAGCCTTCTCGCAGGAGCGTAATGAGGGCTTCACCGTAGCCTCCCTGACGCTCCACGGCGATCTTGGCGTTGTTGTACCACTTGCCGAGTCCGACGGCCTGGAGGTGCGCCCTGGTGGGGTCTACCTTCGCATGGAACTCTGCCACGAGTGCGCCCGTTTCCAAGTCGATCACGCCCATACAGGTGTAGTCGTTCCCGCGTCCCGTAGAGGTATCGACTGCGATGCCGTACTTGCGCCCCTCGATGGGCTGCTCCCACACCTCGATGGCCCCATCGCGCAGGCGCATGAAGTCAAGCGTCCTAACGCCCTTCTGCACAAACTGTCCGGCGAAGGTGCAACGACGTACACTCTTGCGGTAGAACTCAAGCGAGTCGCGGTCGAAGAACAACTGACCCGAGAGCATGAAGGCGTCGTGTTCTGTGCGTGGGTACTGCCGGTTCCTGTCCACCTCACCGAGCTTCATCGCGTGATCGGCGTACCACTTCTCGTCGCGTGTCGGCTCGGCGTTCCAGGGCAGGAACGCGAAGGAGATACCCCTCGTCTTCTGCGTCTGGTAGAGCACAGAGAAGAAGTTTCCCTCTTCCGTCTCGGGGTTGCCGACACCGTTGGCGGTGGAGACGACGACGACGCGAGCGTTACCGCGTGAGGTGGCCGGAAGACAGGCGGTGTAAATCTGCTTACAGTAGTCCTGGTACGCAGCCTCGTCCATCAGGCCGAAGGTGATCGTGTCACCGTGTCCAGCCTTCTTCGTCGCAGGGAGCGACTGAATGGTCGAGATCAGCCCCGAGTCCTTGTGCTTCACCCTGATCCACTCTGACGGCTCATCATGACGCGAGGGCGTTAGAACCTCAACGTGGTCACGCAGGGACGCCGGGAGCGAGTTGAACATCAGCCATGCACGCCCGATCAACTTCTTCGACTGCTCCTCGTTGTACGAGTACGCGACACAGTGAGAGCCGGGGCGAAACAAGAGGTGCCATAGCTCGATAGCCATAGCTACCCAGGTGATGCCAAGCTGCCGTGCCTTGAGGATCAGGAATACACGAGCATCGGTGTCGAAGCGCCAGTTGGGCGACCACGACTCCAGCAAGTGAAACAGAGGGTTCTCTACGCCGAGAAGCCAGTCCACCACCGCCGACTGGAAGAGCCAACCATCCTGTGCCCGAGGCACCTGTCCGTACCAAAACGGATCATCCGTGCTCGGGAACATCGTGAACTGGAAGTGCTCCAGTGTGGTCGGGTCGAAAGCGTCGATCTCGGCTATCAGCGCCTTCGGCTCCGACCACGCCGCTTCCTTCACGTTGAGGAGGCGAATCTCCTCGATGAGCCGTGCCACCGCCCGATCATGGGCGCTCGTGCGGGGCACCCTGATCTACGCCTGTGGCTCGGCGGGCGGTGCTGGCGTCTCCTCGGCGGGCGCAGGAGCGTCCTCACCGAGAGGCACAGGTGTCAGAGACACAACTTCGGCGGTAGCCTCGGGAGGAAGCACCGAGTCTTGCGTGTCGGGCGACGGCGTTGCCTCGGACGAGTCCGCAGCCGCAGGGGCAGGCGTACTCTCGGCTTCCGCTTCCGGGTCGTCTTCGTCCTTCTTGAGCAACTGTTCGGGCACGAGCACGCCGTCTGTCTTGAGTGCTTCGTGCTGCTCGCCTGTGACGAGAGTCCCATCGTTCGTGATCGTGTCCTTCGTCAACTCGTGCGCGTTACCGAGTTGCGACTCACGCAGAGTGACTGCCTTGTGCAGTTCATCCTGCGTCTCGGCCTCGATACGAATGACGCTTGAGGTCGCGCCGGGGCGAGCAAAGATTTTCTCGGCAGCGTGCCCGACGAAGCTCTCCACCTCATGCCAACCGGCCTCGATGTGCTCTGTGAGGAGTGTCATGCGTCCTCCTAGTTCGTGTCCACGACGGGCACAGTCGCGGCCCCATCGCTCCAGGTGGTCACGGTAGCGCCCGATGCTGATCCAGGTGCTCCTGCGTAACGATGACGACGCACGGCGTTCAGAGACGCCAGAGCGTTCGAGCGGGCGGTTGTGGCCGAAGACACGTCCTCACCCACCGCCCAGGTGGCGGTCGGAAGTCCGGTCGTGCCGGTTTCCCCCGTCATCTTCTTGTCGAACCGAGCGATCTTGCGACCCTGCGAGTTCGTGTACTGAACGAGCGTGAAACCGTGCGCGGGCGCGGTAGCGTTCGCGACGGTCGTGATATCGCTCACGACTGCCATGCCTCACCTCCAATGGGTGATCGAGTTATTTCTTGACGAAGCGCCCGGAACCGTCACGCTCGCGAAAAGGCGATGAGTTCTGCGTGATTGCCTCCGAGGAGTGGTCAGTCGCGAGCAGCGCTCTAACGCCGTCACGAATGATCCCTACGTCGTGCTTGTACTGCATCGTGCCATCCGGCTGCTCCTGTGAGAGCATCGGAAACTTGAGCCTGCGCAGCGTGTCCTTCGAGATTCGCTTCGCCAGGTCTTCGGGGTCAACCCCGAGCCTTGCCGCCAGCCTTTGCACCTGAGCCGCCTGAACGGTCTTGACGGTTGGCGAGGTTGCGCGAGTGCTGTCCTGAGCTTCGATCACGCTCTGTCTTGCCGACTCTGAAAGGTCTGAGAGAAGCGCCCGGTTCGTCTCCGGTCGCTCCTGATGAAACGTGTCCTGTGATGGCATACGAGTAAACCTTCCCGAGTCCGCGCTCAGGCGACTCTTTGCACATTCGGTACACCTTTTCCAAGTAGCTCGGGTACGACAGGCTTGTTCTTCACTTGCTTGATAACGAGGTGGCAGCCGGGATCAGCCTTGATGATCTGTCCTCCAGCGATCACACAGCCGTACTCGTTACGAACCATCCTGCTTCCTCCCCTTGCGCTTGGCGGTCTTCTTCTTCCCACGCTCCACGACGTAAATCTTGGCGGTGCTGTACTGCTGGCAGTTCTTCCACGTCTCGGTCACGCCGCTCGTGGCATCGTGAAAGACGATGATGCGCTCGCAAGTGCTCCGCATCTCGGTGTCGCGCCAGGTGGCGCGGAAGTCGAAGTTCTTACCGTAAGGCTCCTCGAATGTGAGCACGTCCTGCTCGCACTCATCGACGTGCGCAACCGAGAACTCGTGCGTGCGCGTCTTCTCAGTGCTGGCCCAATACGACACTAGCGGTGCCTGAAACGGCTGGATGCCGCACTCACGCAACGTCTCCCACACGATGCGAGAGGCGTGTGACTTCCGCTCGGTGTCCCTGAGCACCCATACGGTATCCGGGTGAACGCGGGAGACTCCCTCCAGTATCTTCGTGCGGATCAGGTCTTCGTCGGGGAACTTCTGCGCTACGACGATGCCGACGACACCCTTCGGTGGTGCGTACTTGCTCTCGACCTGTGTATGCCAGCCGCGAGCGACGTGCTGAACACAACCCCTGAGCGGCCCCTCGCCCTGGATCAGCTTCAAGCTCAATGCGCCTGCTCCATGCGCAGGTTGGCGCAGAAGAAGGGACGGTTTTCGTTCTGCAACATCTCGATCTCGTAGGCTGTCCCGCGAGAGTACCCGTCCCAATAGACGTAAGCCTCGTCACAGCGGTCAGCCACGAGCAGGGAGCGGAAGTTGGCCGCGCTCTGCCAGTCGCGCCAGGTGATCTCGTCACGGATGATCTTGGCGTCACCTCGGTACATACGCCACTCGTCCACGCCGAAGTTCTCCTCGTTGATCTGCACCGGTCGGAAGGAGACAATCGGCAAGCCGAACTCCTGCGCCACCGCCTCTGCGATCTGAGACGCTCCCTGTGCCCCGCCCGTGACCACCATGAACTTGCCGTGCTCGGCGTAGCAGTCGTTGATCTGCAACGACACCCTCTGCGCATCCGTCCAGGTTCGCGAGCCGAGGAAGGCTACTTTCCTCACTGATTCTCCCCCATCTGCTCGGCGGGAGTCAGGCGGAAGCCACAGAGCTTCTTGACCCACGGCGGTGCGGTGGCTACGTCGGGCGGGCGGTTGTCCGGGCCATAGGGGTACGAACCAAACTGTGCCCGATATGACTCCCACGTCTGCCTGTCCCAATAGGGAGGGCCAGCGGGGTCGAGGTTGAAACCCGAACCACGCAGCTTGGCGTTCGTGTCGTCCATGTGCTGCAAGGACGCCTCACGCCGACGCAGAGCCAACTGAATGTTGATCCCGACGAGCGGCGGTATCCTGTCATTCGCCACCGTCACATCCTACATTCGGGTGCGAGCACCTAGTTCTTATCCTTCGTCAGCGTGTGATGCGAAGGCACGACGCCCTGCGTGGTCGGGCTTGCGGCCGGGTCTTGCTGCGGCGAGAGGTTCACGCCAGCCGAGTCTGAACCGTACCTCTGCGCCCTCCAGGCGTTCGCTGCCGCGAGCGCGTTCGTGTCAGCGACGCCCTGAGTCGAAGCCTCCGCGACGGCCGTGTACTCCAAGCCGCTGACGCCGGGTACTCCCTGAACCTGTAGCGAAAGCTCCGTGCAGAACTTCCCCTGAGCGACGGGGCGACGCAGCTTCCAGCCTGCGGCGGTCGCGGCTGCGATGCTCGCGAAGTTGTTGCTTGCCATGCCCTCACCTCTTCCGTTTTGAGTTCTTCGTGGTCGCTCGCTCGATGCAGAACCCGAACGGCAACTTGCTCTTGCGCTTCTTAGGGGGAAGCCAGTCCGCGTCGTCGTACTTCCAGTAGGCAGTTACGCTGCCAACCAAGCCTATCTCCCTCTCGTCGTCAGTCCCGAAGATGACAGTCATCGTGGTGTCGCCCCCTCCCGCCACAAAAGTGACAGGTGCCTTCGTGCAGCACAACATCCCCCAGGCCCTTCATCACGACGATGATGCCTGCGTAGAGGAAGATGTGCTGCACGAGGGCCACGGTGTTACCCGCTCTTCGAGGTCGTTCGGAACGTCTCGGTGAACTTGCCGGTCAGTGAGTTGAACTTGAACGAGATCGACTTCACCTTCCCGGTCGAGAACGTCGCAAACGCGCCCGTGGTCTGATAGAGCGTGTCGAACACGAGCGTGCCGAACGTTGTGATGCCGAGGACGTTGAACGTGACCTCCGAGCCGTTGCCGAAGTTGGTCGGGTTCCCGAGCTTGAAGACCGAGGTTGCTCTGATCTTGAACGAGAACGTGTCCCCCAGGGAAGCATCGACGGGAGTCAGGGCGGGTGAGACGGCGAGTGCCACCGTGCCTGCATCCCCGAACGACCGCCCCGAAAGAGCGGCGACCACATCTCCGAGAGCGGCGATGTTTGCTGCGCGTGCCATTCCTCACCTCCTGTGAGTGTCAGTGTCAGATGCGGTACATATTCCGCATGACGAGCAAGTAGTCGTCTTCGGGGTACGGCGTCGCGTCTGCCACCGCCGTACAGTAAAAAGCCACGGCGCGTAGTGCTTCCACGCGATGTGGTCTGTCCTGGTACGCCTCCCACAGCAAGGCGATTCCAGTTCTCATGTCGTTGGCGACTTCGCATGTGAGGCAACCAAGACGATACTTGCACCAATAGGACTCTTCATCCCCGGTGCTGAGTTCGACGCGCTCGGCGTAATACTTCATCGCCTGCTCGTTGTCGTTTCCAAAGTCGTAGGCTTTTCCAAGCAAGAAAAGGTTTCGAGGCAAATCGTCTGTTGTGCTGGCGATCTGCTCTTTCAACCAAGCAATATCCTCCGTTACTTTGCTCATCCCATGACGGTCATCGCCGTGATGAATGATGCGCGGGTGATGCATGTTTACGACGACGGCCTGAAACGTGGGGTGTTCCGTATCGAGATACGAGTGCCGCTCGCCCGAGAAGACCCAGGGCCATCGCGAAGCGATGAGACGTGGCTGCCCGTAGTCCACGTTGCCGTCGTAGTGCATCATGTACCCGTCCGCCCACAGCGGCCCAAAGTCCGAGCGCTTGCAGGGCGTCCACTCCTCATCTGCGTCGAGGAGGAGTTGATAGTCTCCGAGCTTTCGGCCCTTCTGCATGAGGAGATTACGCATCTCCTGAAACGTCGTGAACTCATGCTCGATTATCGTAAGGTGCTTCCCGTGCGCCCCGGCAAACGTCTCCACGACCGCAATCGTGTCGTCGGTCGAGCCGGTGTCGAGAAGAAGAATCGAGTCGTACACGTCCTTAGTCGAGTCGAGTGCCCGACGAATGTTCTCTGACTCGTTCTTCGCCATGATCGTGCAGACCACCGTGCGAAGCTCGCGAGCCATGTTGATCGTCTCGTACTTCCGCTCGTGCTGCCCCGGTTGGTACGCGAGGCGCGACGGATCAGAAGCGAGGTCAAGGATGTGATCCTTGCCGCCCACGTCCAGGCGATTGAACGGGGTCAGGACTCCGTAGATGAAGTCCGGGTCAAGTAGCTCGCGGTCACTATCCAACCACGAGTAGCCATTCGCCCACCGCTCAAAAGCCTTCAACCACAGACCGTTGTCCTGAATCGACCCCAACCCGACCATCGCCAGGTCTGTGTAACTCATGCTCTCGATCCACTCGTCATACATCGAGCAAGTGATGACGCCGGGAGCGTAGTTCTCAAGCAGGGCGTCCTGAGCCTTGCGAGGCACGAGCACGTCGTCGTCCTGAAAGTAAACTACCGGCGTCGTAACGGAGCGATCTGCGGCTTCGTAGCGACCATAGACCTTGAGGTCAACCAAGCGCTTCGAGTTGTCGTAGACGTAGACACCCCGGTAATGAGCAACGCTGTCGAGGATCGCGTCGAAGTGAGGGTTTTCCGAGGCGTTTCTGGTGACGAGCACCGCCGTCACGTCACTGTGCCGCAACTAGACCAACCCCGAGACGTTCACTGAGGAGATCGTGAAGGACGGAGACGTTCCTGCAATCGTGTAGACGATCCTCCAGGTGCGCGGCAGCGGCATGTTGAGAGCCACCTGAACCGAAGCCCCGGAGGTCAGGTCTGCCGGGGTGGTGCCCGGAGTCTGCGAGAGACGAGTCGGGTAGACCATGAACAAACCCGACTGCCCTGTCGTCGTCAGGTTCGGCAGAGCAGGCCCGATGTTGATAAAGGTCGTGCCGCCGTCTGGCGAGAACTGCAACTGACACGACATGGTGGGGGTCGTGCCGGAAACTGTGCCGAGGAGGATCGTGATGAACGCCCCGCGAAGGTTGAAGTTCGAGATCGTCGCGCCGTTGAAGGTGGCGACCTTCGCGCCCGTGTCGCCAGTTACAGCGTTGAAGTTGCCGCGAGCGCGATCCCAACCCGTGCCGTTGTAGACCATCGCCGCGCTCTCTGCGAAGAGAGCAGCGCCAGGGTTTGAGGCATCTGCCGGGGTACCGGCCACAGGGCCGGTAGTTCCGTTCAGACCGACGAGCGCAACCTGCAAGTTGCCGCGAGTATCCATCTGAGCTTCGGCGCGCTGCCCGTCCGTAAACGTGGGCTTCGTCGTGCGGTTGACTGCACCGATCTTGACAGGGTTGCCTGAGTCAGCAGCGGCCGAAGCAACGTCGCCTCCGACGAGCAGGACTCCCTGCACGGCAGTCTTCACCGCCTTGAGCAGTCCCACGACCGTTGATACAGAGGAAGCGTCCGTCGTCGTACCGAGTGCTACGTCTGCTCCGTCAGCAACGGTGACTGCGCCCCCGCCACCGCCCGAAGCTCCCGCGATCTTCTTGAGGATTGAGACTACGGTTCCATCGCCAGACACCCAGGCGGCGTCCGACATTTTCCCCTGAGTCTCGTCGTACCCGTCCGGCTTGAAGACTGCTTGCCCGCCAGGTTGATTAGTCCACCACGGCATCAGGAACCCTCCTACGCAGACTCACGTCAACCGAGTAACCCTGCTTGAGCAACACGATGAACGCGCTCACGCGCTGCTCGAAGTTGCCCGTGTTCGCCACGTTCATCCAGTACGTCGCTGTCTGATCCCCGTCACGCGGGGTGGCTTCAAGCCCCTCGCGAAGTGCGTAGATCGAGTTCGCTACCACCGAGGTCATTCCGCCTCCGCTGCCCTCGCCGTGACGAGCGCCTTCTCAAGCGCGCCCACCTGTTTCTTCAACTCTCCAACCTCTTCGAGTGTGGTCGTGAGCCGTCCGTCCACGTTCACCTGAATCTCCTTCGAGCGCTTGTTGAGCAGGAACCCGATCACCGCGACGATGATCGCGAGCGCGGCCTGCCCACCCGCAGTCAGAAGCTCGGAAGCGATCACGTCTGATCGACCACCGTCGGGTTGCCGATCTCGTCCAGGGACGGTGCTGCCGGTTCGAGGTTGCCGTAGCGCTCCGAGCGCTCCGCGTTCAGTGACGCGAGGGCCTGAGTGTCAGCAGCAGCTTGCGAGCTTGCGTCGTTGCCGTGCCCGCCCATCTCCTGCGTTTCGCCCGACTCTCCGGTGACGCCACGAGCGCTCTTGACAAGGTTCGTGTAGAAGCCTGTCTGATTCTGCCCGCGCTCGATTGCGTAGCCTGCCGCAGTTGCCGCAGCGATGCTTGCGAAGTCGGCCATGTCATCACCTCCTCGTGCATAGTGTTCAGTCGTCTTGAGATATCAGCAGGAGTGCGAAGCATCATGCCGCCGTTGCGCACCTCTTCGGCGCGACACGAGCCGCATACGTTCTCGCGCATCCCATTCCCCCAGGCGCTCGGTTGCATCTCCTCGTAGGAGAGATGACGCGTGCAGAAGAAGCACGGGTCAGACTCTCCAGGGCGGTACTCGTCGTACAGTTCGGGGAGTATCAGGTCAGAATCTCCGCGATCATGTTCTGATCGTCCGTCTGCGTGAGCATCTTCTCAGCCTTGTGCCAGTCCGCGCCCGAGCGCGCTATCGCGCAAGCGTAGTCCCACAGGAACCCCGCCTTGAGTAACGAGTCGCGACGGAAGAGGTAGACCTTCGTGCTCTCACTCATGCCCGGTTCTGAGTTCGTCTCAGGCGCGTTAGGTTCGTCGTCAGGCTGTTTCATGCGGCGAGAGGCGAACATTTCACTTCGAGGTGAGGTAGGCCGTGATGAGCACGGGAGGCACGCAGAGCAGGAAGAACCACGGATCAACCACGATCCCTAGCACGATGCCGAGAATGAAGAGCAAGAGTCCTGCCATCATGCCACCCCTGGGATGAGTTGAGTGCCGAACGTCAAGTGCGATCCGAGCAGGAGCATGACTACTGCTACGACTGCTCTGATGTACCAACGCCCCTTTTCCAAGTGAAACAGGGCGGTCGAGAACGTTTCCCCGAACCTGCCCTTTCCGTCACCTGACAACTCCGCGCTCAGGTCTGTCAACCCGAAGAGAACGAGCAACGCGATGGTGATGTAGGTGAGTACGCCTGCGCGTTTCATTGAACCTTGTGACACGTTCCGCAGTACGTACCCGGCCTGTGATGATTCCACCGAGCACATTGAGTTGAGGGCACAGGAGAAGTTACAGACCGCCCCTGTGCCCCCGAGTCACGCTCGCTCAAGGATGAAGCGCCACCAGGAGCTTGCGTAGCAGGCAGAGGCCGCGCTTCTCGGTGTGCCTGATTGTCAACGACCGGGGTCGCCCCGGCGCTAAGAAGAAGATCGAACGAGAGCGCGTTCGCGTTGCACTGTGCCCTGATCCACTCACTGAGCTTGCCCTGCCCGCCCGCAGCCTTACCCCACGCCTCTTTCTCCATCTGTGTGAGACGCAGCCGAACGATGAGGTTACGCGACGTAGCCACGCGCTACCGAGCGACCAGGACGACGACGATGAGAACGATGACGAGAAGAAGTAAGAGGCTCATTGAGTCGGCCTCGCGACTGCCTTCGTCAACCACATGAATCCCGTTTCGAGGTTCGTGATCGCGATGCTGACCGCCCTCTGATCGAAGCCAAAGCCATCGGGATCGCGCCGCAGCCAGTCCGCAGACTTGAGAACCTCTTTCGCGTGCGCCTTCAACTCGTTTATTAGGAAGATCTCTCCCTCAGACAAGTCTCTGTACCCGCTGATCTTCTCGTGCTGATCCTTCATCAGTGCTCCTTGTTCGTGTAGCCACACTCTAGCAGAGGCTCCAGAGGTGGTTAGGAGTCCCATCGACTTGTGCCCACAAAGAGGGACTGTAGCTACAGATACGCATGTGCGTTGAGGTGTGTGTCTCGCGCTGTGTGGGGCCTGCCGAGCCTACGCAACCGGAGTCCCGCCGCTCGGCGGGGTGGCCTCCCCCTCCTCCGCTGCCTCCTGATCGAGCGCTCGTGCCGCGTGTCCTTCCCTCTCCTCTACCTCTTCGAGAAGGCGAGCTAGGAGCGCCTGCCTCGTGCGCTTGTCCAGGGCGCTCATGTCCGTGTCTGTCTCGATGGGTAGGTCGGAAAGCCAGGCGCGAAGCTCTCTTGCGGCCTGTGTGCTGCCCTGCTTGGCGTCACGTTCGAGGCGCTTGAGGATCGCTCCCGTAGCGACCGTGGTGCGCACTACGACGACCTCGTGCTGCCTCTCGTGAGTCGCTAGATCGGAGGCTTCGGCGTCACGTGCACGCTGCTTGGCCCAACGAAGGCGAGCGGCTTCCGCCGCATCGAACCCGCCCTTGAGCTTCCCTCCCTGCCGTACACCCTCTGTACCCCCATCGGTAGCCTCCGTGCTCTCTGTGGCTTCTAGGTGCTCAGGTGACTCGATGCGTTGAGTGGCCTCTGCCTCGGCGTCCAGAGCGAGCGAGATCAGGCCCTCGGGCGTCGAGCCGAAGGTGTTGTCAGCGTCCGTCAAGCTGTCTCTCCCTGTCTGTCCAGTGGCGTCGAAGGCGTCTGCGAGCTTGCGACCTGGACTGTGGGTACATGTCTTCGTAGCGCGCTTGGTTGATTGCCTGTAACGCGTCTCTCTCCTCGATGCTGCCAGGCGCGGGCGTAGTTGTCCCCGCGCGGCGCAACGGTGCCAGTTCTGAGGGATGAAGGCGCTCTGCGTCGAACATACGTTTGTCCCCCGTTCGGGTGATCTTTTGTAAAATGTGGGCACATTCACCCTTGACGGCCTGCCGGTGTGTGTACTGTGCCGATTGCACCCCCGCAACGCCGCCTCTCGGAAAGGCGCTCCGTGCCCAGGGTGATCTCGCACCTCGCTTCGGCGCAGCGGACGAGCCTACTGCCAGCCTCCTCCACCGTGAGTGTGAGAGTCGCCCCGCTGAACTGCGGCGGGCACGGGGAGTCGATGAGAGCCACCTGGATCACTAGCGTCCAGGCATCATTCATCCCTCCTTCCTTCGTGCGAGGCGTCCGAGCAATCGGGCGTCTCCATGAGCCGTCGGTGCGAGCGTAAGAGCCTGCGCCGACCATGAGCGCGTCAGAATCGAAACGCGCTCGTAACTGCGCAGCACGGCCTGCTCGGCAGGCCATCTGCCCCGTGGACGATTCGGTCGTAACGGGCGCTGCCCTACTCCGGGTGATCCCGTGCGGGAGCATCGACGGTTCATGGAGGCGCGGCAATCCTGCCTGCCCTCGTCCACCTACGGACAACGAAGGAGGAAAGACCATGTCTGAGCACCCCAACGCGCTCCTGACGCGCTCTACGGGCGGTATCACGGTGGACGCGCTCTACCTGCCCTCCGTTGATCTGACCGGGATCGCGGTGCGCACGAGTGAGGCTGAGTTCTTCGTCACGACCGAGAAGAGCGATCTCCTCGATGCGTTCAATCACCCGGCGCTCTATCTCGGCCCGCAGAGGTGCGAGAAGCTCGGTATTCGGTAGTAGGTAGGGCTGGCTTCGGCCAGCCCCTCCTAGTGTCGAATCATCGGCACTGTCAACGAAGGAGGATCATCATGGTGAACACAGACGGACGCCCGACCATCGCAAATGGCGCTGGCGACTCGTGGGACGGTAAGCCGAGCTCGACGCGCGCGCTGCTCAAGAAGACCCACGATCTGACGAAGGCTCAGGCGCGTGCTCGCACGTTCTCGGAGATCAGGCTCGCGCTCGAAGCTGCGGAGGAGATCAGGCTCGCGCTCGAAGCTGAGGGTCTTCTGGAAGACGGTCGCTGACGTAGCAGGTAGGGCAGCGCAAGCTGCCCCTCCTAGTGCGTCAATCCTGACGTACTACACGAAGGAGGACAGAATCATGGGTGCAATCCCCGAGCAGTCGTTCACCGTGCGCGTTCCGGCATGGTGGGACAACAAATCGGAGTACGTCCTGGCCGACTACCCTGGCCGGGAAGCCGCGATGGTAGCGGCAGGGCACGATTGGGATGTGGCCGAGCGGCCCGTCGCGATCCTGCGGCGCAACGCTCTCGGCAACCTCGCCTGGACTCAGGTCGATGGGTACGTCGAGCACTTCCGGTCGGACAACGGCGCGACGTTGCGCATCGGCTCGGACTCGTTCGAGCGCATCCCCAACCACGTTCCCTACGACGTGGCAGAGGCTCTGCTTGAAGAGGGCTTCCTCTTCGAGACGGGCGGCACGCTGAACGGTGGCGCTCAGTGCTACCTGACGCTGCTCCTGAACGAGCCTGTCGTCATCACTGGCGACAACTCGACCACGCTGCCCTACGCAGGCTTGTCGTGGGCGCACGACGGCACGGCGTCCTTCTCAGTGCGCTCCACATCGGTACGTCAGGTGTGCGAGAACACCGTGAGCGCGTCCGAGGCCGAGGGCCAGAGGCTCGGTACCAACTTCGTCTTCCGTCACACGAAGAATGTGATGGACAGGATCAACGAGGCGAAGAAGACCATTCAGGGCGTGCGCGCCAATCACGGCGTCTACATCGCTGCGATGGAGGAACTGGCCGCGCTCAAGGTCACCCCCGAGCAGCGTGATCTCTTCGTGAGCACCATCATTGGAGATCGGGACGGCGTGCTCTCCAGCAACGCCGCGACGAGCGACCGCGTGAAGAACAACATCGAGGCCGAGCGTGCCAAAATCAACGCGCTCTTCTTCGGTAACACCGTTCCCGAGGTTCACACCCTCACGGGATACGGGCTTCACCTGGCGGGCGTCGAATACTTCGACCACCTCCGGGCGTACCGCTCGAAGGACTCGTATGTGAAGCGCACGCTTCTGTCTGACAACCCAGCAAAAGCGTCGCTCAAGCGCACGATCCTCGAACTGGCCGCTGCGTAGCAGGTTGGGCTGCGAGAGCAGCCCTTCCTAGTGCGCCACCGCGTACTGAGACGAAGGAGGAAAGACATGATCGAGGCAAGAATCAAGCCAGTCGATCCGGTCGAGCGCGAGGTGGAGATCACTCTCACCCTCACGTTCACCGAGTCGAAGCTCCGCGAGTTGATCTCAGCGTTCCGACTCGCGAGATTCCTGTCGGAAGAGTTCGCCTTCGCAATCAGGCAGGCACCCGTCGAGAACGATCCCTACAACCTCGTGCTCGAAGCACTTTCAGCATGAAGAAGTCGAAGCCGAAGAAGCCGATCAAGCTCGGCGCAGTCCACCAGGGGCGCGATCAGCACCCAGGCTGGACGAACATCCCAGGCGGTCGCAAGCGGGAGGTGACGGAGTGGCAGTAGCAGGTAGGGGCGTTCACGCGCCCCCTCCTAGTGCTGCAATCCCGTAGCACTGACGAAGGAGGGAATCATGCGCAAGCTCATTGCGGCCTGTGTGCTCGCGCTCGTATTCGCGAGTCAGGCCCAGGCCGCAAACTACGGCGACCCACGTCTCGACGTGATCGCTACCGCCGTCGCAGGGCATCCTGTGACCGTTCAGTGTGCGCAGACGGCTACCGACTGGTCGAAGACAGAGGCGCTGGCGCTGCTCACAAACGACGCCGACGGGTTCACGTTCATCGGTAGGTCGAACATCATCTACCTGTCACCGCGAGTGTGCGACACACTGGAGATGATCGAGAACGGCCTACCGCCGTCGCAGATCGGGCCAGTGTGGATGGCGCTCGCAGTCAAGACCATCCTGCACGAGAGCACGCACCAACTCGGCGTGCGAGACGAGCATCAGGCTGACTGTCAAGCCATCGCGATCATGCCCGGTTGGCTGCCGAAGCTCGGAGTACCGGCGACGATCAGGGTCGCATCATTCGTGCGCATCGGCAAGACGAAGACGTACAGGCGCGTCGTGAAGACCACGAGCAATCCCCTGTACCTGTCCACGCTCACCTACGCGCTCTGGTGGCACAACGCTATCGCGTTCGAGGTAGGAGGTGCTTGTTGAGAAGGAAGAAAGTAACCATCGTGGCGGATCGTAAGAGGGAGTGGGACTCGCTACGCGGCGAGGGCCACAACCTGTTCACGATGTGCCTGTCGTGCGGCTCGATGGCTCACTGTCGCGGCAAGTCACGCGAGACGGTGCGCTGCGAGTGCTGTTTCAAGTTCGGCGCGGCTGGACAGAGGCTCATGTACGACATTCTGCACGCGCCCCGCGAGCACGACTAGGAAGGAGGGGGGATGGATGATGCCTACTCGAAGTACACACACGGGCGCAGTCATGCGTCTGTCTGCACCTCTGCGGTTGAGGGCATCCCAGGTGGCCTATGGCTCGCGAGCCGAAGCTCCGAGGGCTGTCTCAGTTTGCAGCCGGAAGCGCTGTACTACGACATGAGAGCAGTCTACCTGATCCCCCGCAAGTCTCACAACCTCGTGTGCGCGATAGCCCGCGCTCTGATCGTGCAAACGACACCTTCGGCTCGGCGTCTGTCGCCGTGCCCTCTTGCTCGCTCCTGCTCGTGTGCCCGAACGTGAAGCTCACAGCATCACGATCCGAGCAATCCGAGCACGTCTCGTACTGCCCCGTCACGGTAAACCGGCGAATCCAACGAGGGCGGCGAGACTTCATGCTGGCACCACCACGCGCCGAGGACGCGGCAGGCCGTCGTCCGTGAGGAAGTATTCATGCGTGCGATCCTTGATCGCCTGCACGACCCTGAGCCGTCGGCGCTCTCGGTACAGGTCTTCGAGTTCGAGCGTTAGCCTGTCCACGCGGTAGCTCAGTTCGTCGCTCGGGTTCCCGAGCATCTTGCGCCACGCATCGTTCCGGGACTTGACAGCGTGCTCGATGGAGTGGTCGTTCTCGGCCACCTGGGCGTCCAGGTCTTGTGGCACCGATTCGGTGCGCTTACCGAGCTTGATCTGCTTCGTTAGCTCCCGGCTCATCGAGTTCACGATGAGAAGACTACACCCTGGCTCGGACAGTACCTCGTGCAAATCTTCCAGTTTGCTATGTACTTGCACTTCTTCCAGTACGCTCTAGTGCCTGAGCGCAGTCTGGCTCTAGTAGATGGTTTGTGTGTGGGTACAGAGTATGTTTCGCGGCACCGTCCGTTTCGCTATTACACTCAAGGCTCGCTCGCTTGCCCGCATGTCGCTCGCTCGCTAAGTAAAGGCAGTAAAGGCACTAACCTATCGAGTAACCTGAATAAGAGAACACGAAGTACAAGTAAGTACGGGCGCGCGCGAGGCAGGATTTGGGGGAACGTCCGAGGGTGTGTGTACTCTTCTGGCAAGCAACGAATCGGGAGGTTCGAGCACAATGGATACACCCGTAGGAATCGTGCAAGTCCGCGTCCAGACGACCTCGAATGGTCGGCAGAAGTTCGACGTGGACTGCACCGACGGCGTGACGCGGACGGTTTGGGAAGCCAACCTCGCCAACGCGCTCAACGCCTTCGCAGGCACCAATCAGCAAGTCACGATCCGCTGGTCGGAGAAGCAGAACGGACAGTACACAAACCGCACGATCCACGCCTTCGCCCCCCCTGGGCAGGCGCTCCCCGCCGACAACGGCCAGGGCGGCTCACAGCAGGGCGGTGGAGGCTTCCGTGGCGGCGGCGGCGGTGGGTTCCGTGGCATGTCCGAGGAGGACAAGACCCGCATCAGCAAGATGGGCGCGCAGGGCGCAGCGGCCACGATCATCGCCGCGCTCTTCACGGGCGCAGGCCCGGAAGCGTACAACGAGGCGACCGAGCTTCACGACAAGCTCACGCTCAAGCTCTACAAGAGCGCACGCTCGCACGAGAAGCAGGGGACGCAGGCCGTCCAGACCGGCGCACAGGGCCAGGTGCTCCCGCAGGCGGGCACGCCGGTCGATCCCTCGCTGCTACAGCAGCAGGCGGCTACCGTGACGCCACAGGACGTGGCAGCAGCCGTTCCGGGCGTCCAGGTGGGCGTGCCCGTCGCAGCAGCCGCCTCCGACGATATCGACTGGTCGTAGTGTTGCCATACCGCGACTTCACCATTCGCAGAACGAAGTGGGGACTACACGTTCGCGTGTGGATCAACAACTCCCTGCACGCATCGTGGAATCGTGCCTACGGGTGGCACATAAAGATCGGCCGCTTCGTGCGTGCGAGGACATACTAATGGCGGCGAAGAAGCCACCGTTCGATCCCTACGCGGACGATCCGCGCACGCTTACGCGCACGCCGTCCGGCATCGAGATCGCGTACTGGCCGGGAGACGGCAAGCCACGGTCTGCCGACAAGCGGCGCTACGCGATTCGCAACATCGAGCCGACGAGCGAGATCGTCTACACCCCCGAGGGATGGAAGGAGGCCATCAGCGTTACCACGGCTCTCGGGGTGTTGTCGAAGGACGCGCTCTCGTGGTGGGGGATGCGTGTGGGGATCAAGGCGGTGAAGGAGCTATGGGATCGCGGCTACCTCACGACCGGCGAGAATGGACGCCTTCTCGTTACCGAGGGCGCGGTGTGGCAGTTCGCAGACCCGCGTGATGGCGGGAACATCGAGCAGGTAGTCAAGCAACTCGCGCTCACGGTGAACGACACACTGAGCACGGCGGGCGAGCGTGGTACGTCCGTGCATGGTGCCCTTGAGTCGTGGGCGGCGCTCGGCAAGCTACCCGACCCCGAGGAGTTCCCTCCCGACGAGGTGGACTACATCGCGGGCTTGCGCAAGTTCTGCGACGACATGGGCGATGCGTGGGAGACGGAGGGCATCGAGGTGGCCGTCGGCTCCTACGAGCACGGGTTCGCAGGGCGCTATGACCTTCGAGGGCGCGTCACAAAGGACGTGAACCTCGTCACGCGCTGCCTTACCAAAGATGGTAAGTCGCGGCTCGCGAAAGGCCCTGAGAGCTTCACGGTGAAGAAGGGCACGAGGCTCCTCGTGGACGCGAAGACGAGCAAGTCGATCTACGCTTCGCACCTCCTACAGTTAGAGGGCTACGAGGGTGCTGGCATCGAGGATGGATACGACCCGACCAACATGAGGGCGGTGCTCCACATCTCGGCGCACGGCCTGTATCAGTTCCGGCACGCGCAGGCGACCTATGAGGACTTCCTCGCTATCCTGCGGAGCTACCGGGCAGTCAAACGAACCGAGGAGGTTCTGTAATGAAGAAGTTGATCGTGCTTGTCGTCATCGTCCTGGGCGTATTCGCATCGTCCGCAACGGCGCTCGACGCGCCGACCGCGACCGCGACACAGGTCGGGCCGTCCACGTTCACGTTCGACGCGACGCGCAACCCGTGCCCGTTCGGATGCGCGTACTCGTGGCGCTACTACGGCGCGAACACGAACCGGCTCGGCGCGACACTCGGCAACACACCCGTCGTGACCTTCACGTTCCCGACTCCCGGCGTATACGCGGTCGTGCTCACGCTCGGACAACGGTGCTCGGCCACTTCGAACCGCTCGTGCCCCGGCTCGACGCAGATCAACGTGACGGCCCAATGAGGCGACTCGTCATCACCGAGAACTTCGGACAGGTCGTAGTCGAGACTTCGAGCGGCGTGCGCGCGGCTGGTGCGACTGTGCAGTCGGCGCTCTGGAAGCTCGATCTCTCGGGATTGTCCAGCCTGTCCGACTACGATCCGGTGGAGGAACTGTTCGCCAGGATCAGAGAGACAGACGGGCCGAGTCAGATCGGATCGGGGGTGGCATCGGCATGACAGCACTCAAGCCAATCGAGAATCGGCGCGTCGTCGCGGTAGCAGCCGAGACGTACCCGATGAACGCGGTGTGCGCACACCCGGACTGCACGAACGAGGTAGCCGACCCGCATCACTCGTTCCCGCGCAGCGCAATCGGCGGTGACTCCTACTTCGTGTCGATCACGTTCGACTCGTGGGAAGACGCAGTTGCCGTGCTCGGGAAGAACCCGAGCGTGACCGAAGTGCTCGGGGTGGGCTTCGTGTCCGCCCCGATCCCGCACTGTATCGGCCTGTGCCGGGAGCATCACGATAACGTCGAGGCACACCTCTCTTGGTGCAAGCTCGAAAGTGGCACCTGGGTGTGGCTCGATCTCGACAACATCGACCCCGAGCAGCTTGGTGTTCCCGACACCTACGTCGAGATCGGTGAGTTGAACCCGCAGCCCGGAGCTACGAAGAGCAAGGCGAAGCGCAGTCGCCTCAAGGGCGAAGCTCGGCGCAAGCGGCGCACCATCTCGATCCGCGTGCCCGACGACGCCGAGAACGGCGGCGAGGTGTGGGATGAGCACCTGGAGCGCGTGCGCTCGAAGCTCATCGACATGGAGTTGTACTCGGAGGCGGACAAGATTCCCGTCTACGAGGCGACCATCGCTGCGTGGCACGACTGGCTGCTCTCGTAGCCGACCGGATACCGAAAGTTCAGGTACACTGAAAGTGACAGCATCGGGAGGTGCAGAGTGACACCGGAAGACGAAGACGCACAGGTCTACGCAGCACCGTTCGAGGACGAGTCGAGCGCCAACTCGGAGAACGACGAGAGCATCGCCGCCACGCAGTTCGCCAACGCGGAACTGCAAGCTCAGTACGACGAGTTCGCCACAGAGGCCGAGGCGCAGTTTCAGCGCGTCCACGGCGGGCAGGGCCATGACGAAGAGTTCGAGCAGATCGGCGTAGCTCTCTCGTGGTGGAGGCTGGAGAACGGTGAATCAACGCTCGACGTGCTCGCTGGACTCGCACAGGAGGGCATCGGGTACATCAGCAACATCGAGAGCCTGTACGAGTACGGGTTCCCTCGCGGCTCGTTGGAGGGTACGGTCAAGCTCGATATCGAGAACGGCCCGCTCGCGATCCTTGCGCTCCAGGTGCTCGGTACTCTCGTGCCGAACTTGCGCCCGAACGTGACCACGCTCATCACAGCGATCACCTCCTCGATCCCCCTAGAGGCAACTCCTGAGGAAGAGCAGGCGATCATGGACGCGCACAAGGCGCGTGCGCGGGCTCGCTCTGACCGGCTCAAGCAGACGATGGAAGCCTCCGAGGACTTGCGCGAGCTGTTCTCAGTCGGTGACGATCCTCTGCATCAGGACGCGAGCCTGAACTGATGTACTTCCGCGTCCTCGTCATGGGCGCCCCCATCCCGCAGGGATCGAAGAATCCGTGGGGTGGAGAGGCGAACCCGAAGACACGTCCGTGGCGCGGTCACGTCTCACAAGTGGTCGGGGAGGAATGGGGAGACACCCCCATCCTTCTCGGCCCGGTGAGCGTGCGCGTGACATTCGCGCTTCCGCGCCCGAAGTCTCATTTTCGCACGGGGAAGAATGCACACCTCCTGCGCGACGATCATCCCTTCTACAAGCAGGGCAAGCCAGATACTGACAAACTACAACGTGCTATCGGTGACTCTCTGACCGGCGTCGTCATGCGCGACGATTCTCAAATCGTTCACTGGAACGTGCGCAAGCTTTACGACGATCAGGCGTATGCCGATATCACCATCATCGACCTTACGGGAGGTCAAAATGACACAGGACGAAGCTCTGATACTGCAACGGGGCAGGATTCCCGCAGCCCCGATCCTGGAGTTGGTCAAGCGTGAATGCGCCCGTGCGGACAAGGACAAGTCGGACACTCAGCAAGGTGAGGCGTACCACATCGCGTTCCGCGCAGGTATCTCAGATCAGACGCTCCTGACCTACCTGGGCAAGCGCACGATCAAGTCGCTCTCGTTCAATGACGCCGACCGGCTGCTCTGCGCCATGAACCTGTGGGAACTGTGGCACACCGAGCTACGCGACTACTACGAGAACGTGAACCTACGCATCGTCCAGTGTGCTCGCCAGGGCTGCACGTCCGTATTCGATATCGGTGAGGTGGCGGACGGCGATCCGATTCGTCACTTCTGTTCGCACGAGTGCAGCGTCACTCCGGACTCCGAGCGTCCTGAAAAGATCAAGTATTCGTCCATGGTCTGCCGTCGCGGACACCCGCGCTCAGAGCACACCTACATCTCTCCGAAGACTGGTAAGTCGATCTGTCGCGAGTGTAAGCGTGAAGAGGCACGTCGTCGGTACCATCGACTCAACTCGAAAGCTGCCCGCTCGCGGGTGGCGGCATGACATTCGATGAGTTCCTTGAGCGCATCGAGGGCGTGCATACGGGAGGCAACGGCTTCGTCGGTGTGTGTCCTGCGCACGAGGACAAGGAAGCGTCTCTCGGGATCACGGAGGGCGACGACGGGCGCGTGCTGCTCAACTGCTACGCCGGGTGCATGGTCAAGGATGTGGTCGAGGCGATGGGGTTGCGTATGCGCGACCTGTTCCCCACCTCCTACTCGAACGACACAGAACCGGACGCCATCTACCCCTACCACGACGAAAATGGAACGGTGCTCTTCGAGGCCGTGAGGATGCCAGGCAAGCGTTTCCGCCAGCGCCACGTCAACGAAGAGGGCGAGGTTCAATGGGACTTGGACGGCGTTCGGCGTGTCCCGTTTAGGCTGCCCGAGCTTCGAGCCGCCGTGAGCGAGGGGCATACCATCGTGCTCGTAGAGGGCGAGAAGGATGCCCTGCGCTTCTCTCAGGAGACAGGCGTCTTCGCGACGTGCAACCCGATGGGCGCGGGCAAGTGGCGTCCTGAGTACACGGGGCACTTCATCGGCGCGAAGAGCGTCATCATCATTCAAGACCGAGACGACCCCGGTAGGCGTCACGCAGAGAAGATCAAGGAAGCCCTTACCTCTGTCGGCGTGCCGGTGCAAGTGCTCCAGGCCAAGCAGGGCAAGGATGCCAGCGACCACTTCGATGCTGGATTCACCCTCGCGGATTTCATGCGTCCCCGTAAGACGCCGAAGCGCGGCATCATCACCATCACCGAGATGGTCGAGGCCGGTTTGGAGCACTTGCAGTTTCGGCCTAGTGACTTGCCAGGGTACGAGCTTGTGAAGGGCGTAGAGGGGTCTGTCATGCGCCAGGGGCGTCTCTACGCAGGAGGTGCCTATACCGGAGACGGGAAGACCACCATCGCGCTACAGGGCACGAGAGCGATCTGCGAGCAGGGCGTCAAGGTCGGGTACTTCACGATGGAGATGAGCGAGGCCGATCTGCGCAACCGCCTCATCTCGCACAAGGGCGTGCCGCTGCGGCTCCTAGAGCAGCCGTGGCTCCTCAAGCAAGACCCGGAGATGTTGGCCCTGTACCACCTCGCGCTCGAAGAGATGAGGGACTGGAGGCTGGAGATCATCTACGACACCCACCTCAAGGTGGAGCGGCTGGTCGAGGAAGTGTTCGACCGGGAGTATGAGTTTGTCGTACTCGATCACATCCACCGGCTCGGCTTCGGTGACCGGCGCAACTTCGAGGAGCAGATCAAGACGCTCACGAACGTCACACTCGACGCCAACATCCCCATGCTCGTGCTCTGCCAGCTTCGCCGGTATCAGCGCGGGAAGGACATGGTGAGCTACCCGCCGCCCGTGTTGCAGGACTTCCGCGAGACGGAGGTGCTCGGCAACGAGGCGAGCATCGCGTTCGCCATCTGGCGTCAGCGCGATCAGGAGGGCTTGCAGTACCAGGGTGACGCCTCGCAGTACCGCGTGCTCAAGAACCGGCACACGACGAGCACGAAGGATCAGGCGGGACACATCGAGCTTCTGAACTTCGACCGCAGCACGCAGTTGTACTCCACCGGGGGCGTGTACTCAGCGCCCATTGACGAGCGCTTGCCGACGATGGGCGGGCCGGACGTATGGGAGGACTTGAGTGATGAAGGATGGGATTAGGTTGGAACTGAGTGACGATCCTAGAATCCTCTGTCTACGAGCAGGTAAGATGGTCAATCCAGCATGTGCAAACTGCGATTGCGGGGCGCGGGAACCCGCGCCACCCGCGCCACCCGCGACGGCTGCGAGCTTCCATCTCTTCGAGGCGATTCTCAACTCGGAGGACGCACACCCGAGCAGCCGAAAGTTCTACGACCACCTCATCAGCGCGGGCTTGCTGCACGCGAAGAAGCAGCGTGACTACGGGAAGAGCGATGACCCGTTCGCGAACGTGCGCAGCACCGCCGAGTTCGGTGTAGAGGGATGGGTCGGGGCGATGATCCGCCTGAACGACAAGGTGAAGCGCCTACAGGCACTCGCACGCAACGGCGAGCTTCACAACGAGTCGGCAATCGACTCCTTCATGGACATAGCGGTGTATGCACTCATCGCTCGGGTGCTCTACGAGGAAGGAAAAACAACACAATGACCGCTGACCGCGATCTCATCTACCTGCACATCGAATCCGAGCGCCTGCGGCAAGAGGATAAGTGGGGCGAGCAGCATCACGCCAACGGAACGGCCGCTGGCGAACATCCCTCCTCGATTCTGCGCCGAGACTTCGAGACTAGGGCCACATTCGAGCGGTATAGGTGCGAGTTCTTCTTCGCCGCTGGCAACGGGAGTTGGCAGACCATACTCGAAGAGGAGGTGTCGGAAGCCTACGCAGCGCCGACTGAGGAGACGCTGCGAGAAGAACTGACCCACGTCATCGCCGTAGCAGTTGCGTGGATCGAAGACCTTGACTCAAGAAGTTCCCGCACCTGATGCTATTCTGTAAACGTGATTCGACGGGAGGGAGGTAAGCATGACGAACAAGGTTCTGTTCTACGCGGTTCTCGGAACCGCGGTTGCATTTGCGATGGCGCTCGGCGCATCCTGGGGCACCTGACCCCGGCGTCGGCGTGGCGGGTGGGCCTACGGGCCTGCCCGCCCCTAAACTGCGGAGGGAGGTTGTATGAAGAGGTGTCAGAACGATCTGCACGACCTCGTTGGTGACAACCTGCTCACCGTCGGAAGAGCGAAGTGTCGGGCGTGTCGCAGGGCGTCGAACATGAAGTACAACGCCACGCGCAAGCGCCGGGAGACACGGGCGAAGTACGATGCGAAGCGCATCCAGGTGAGGTGCGCTGGCACGAGCACGTCTATTCAGGTTCCCCCCGAGCATCGGGGTGAACTTCTCGGTCGGCTTGCCGAGTTTCGCTCGACACGACCATTCTTACAGGGGAGGGCCTAATGGCCGGTTCGACTCGCCAATCACGCGAGATGAAGAAGTGGCTTGCCGCACGCAGAGCGCAGTTCAGGCTCAAGCAGCAGTTCGAGTACATCGACTTCATGGAGGACGTAATCAATCCCGAGGCCGAAGCGCTCCTGTCTGGCAAGGTGCGGTTGGAGATCGAATCCAGCGCCGCAGACGCAGCCGAGAGCATCATCCACGTCACGGTGAGCGATGAGACTTCGCCCGACGAATAGGGTGCCGGACACCGCTCGCCCGGTGCGCATCCCGTCGGTGTCCACAACGGTATCTCGTTCTGAGCATGTCGTGCTTGATCTCGACGTAGAGACGGTAGCGGCTGGCTTCGCAGACCCGGCGTGGGTGCCGCAGAAGATCACCTGTGTCGGCTGGTCGTGGGTGGGTGAGGACGAGGTTCACTCACGCATCTGTGGGCCAGAGGGCCTGTTCGGTGATCCTAACCGCAGGGCGCAAATGCTCTGGCCCCTCATCGACGCCATTAGCAACGCCACGATGCTCACGGGGCACAACCTCCTGCGCTTCGACCTTCCGGTTATCAACGCCGAGTGCATGAGACTCGGACTTGAACCGATCAACGACGTGCTCGTGCAGGACACGATTCGGGTGGCGCGCAGCAAGGGCTTCAAGAAAGGCCAGGACGTGCTCGGGGCCGTCTTCGGAGTCAAGGACAAGAAGCTCGCGCTCAACTGGCAGGACTGGCAGGATGCCTACGACGAGGCCGGGTGGGAGACTGTGCGCGAGCGCTGCGAGTCGGACATTGTGATGCACAAGCGACTACGAGAGAAGCTGCTTGACGCGGGCATCCTCAAGGAACCTGTAACCTGGAAGGCACTTTGACCGATCATTCGTGGCATCAGGCTATCCAGGTTCATGCCCATCTCGGGCATCCTGAGAACGTACGCTGCTACGAGGTGATCGCGAACGACCCTCTGGCCGTCGCCATCACGGGCCAGGTCTGCGCCCTCTCGCAAGAGAACGGGTGCGGGGTGAAGTTCCGTATCGGCCCGCTGTGGTGGAAGCGCATTCACGAAGAGGCCGACGGCATCGCTCAGGCTCTCGACGCCCTCGAATGAAGCTCTGCAAGAACGGACTACACGAGAAAACCTACCCAGGTCGCTGCCGCGAGTGTGAGAAGGCCAAAAAAGCCAGGTACAACGCTTCCGAGAAGGGGAAGGCGGCGCTTGCCAGGCACGACGCTTCCGAGAAAGGCAAGGCAAGGCGGGCGAGGTACTACGCCTCAGAGAAGGGCAAAGCCACTGAAGCCAGGTACCTCGCTTCCGAGAAGGGCAAGAGGAAGTTTGCCAGGTACGAAGCGTCCCGTATCCGCGTCCAGGTCGCAGGAACCTCTACCTCGATCAGAGTCCCGCCCGAGCGCAAGGAGAAGTTACAGCTACGTCTCGCGGGGTTCAGGTCGCAGCAGGCCGACGAATACCGCGAGCACTTCGCCTCCTAGAGACACGAAAACCCCCTTTCGGGGGCATCGTGCGACCTTCGGAATGGGCGCTACCCGCCGTAGCGAGTCCGCTGGACTCCGTTTTACAGCGAGGTCAGTGTTTCCAGGTAGTGCCGCACGAGCGAGACGAAGAGCGCACGCGGCCATCCCGTGCCGGGATCGTGGTGGTTACCCTGAGAGTTGGGGAACGCCAGCGAAACCTCGGCGTGGGTCGTGATGCCCTTGTGTCCCGCCTTCAACCCGGCCGCAGGAACCCACACAGCCGGGAGCTTGAAGAGATTGAGGTGCCATGCCGCCTTGTACGCCCCCCGGTGGAGCATCGGGAGGTGCTTCTCCCAATCCGCAGCCGTCCAGGCGGCGAACCCGCACTGTTCGATGTGGAAGCCCTTGACGTTGGCCGACGGTGCCGCCCAGGGAATCTGAGCGTTCGTCAGGCAGCGGTAGCAGGAGTCGTCGTCCACGACGAGATGGGCGCTGCCCTCTGCCGTCTTGAGGGAGAACGAGTGCGCCACCTCTTTCGCCGTGGCTTGTACCTCAGTCGAGTGCATGACAACCCACTGGATTGCCGAGAGCGAACGCAGGCCGGACGAGTGAAACGCCTTGTAGTCCGTGTGGCAGTCGGCGGTGATGGGGTCAGCCATTACGGAGTCACCGACGGAGCGCCGAAAGCCTTGAGGATGAGGTCGATGAAGACCGCCGTCGCGGGCAGCGTCAGGGCGAGCCTGCCGAGCACGAGCGCGGCGATGCTCTTCTCTGCCTTAACCGCCTCCGGTGACGTGAGAGCCGCTGCGAGGCCCCGCAGAACCTTCTTGAATGTGCTGGACTGGTTCTTCGCGTCCAGTTGCGCCTGTAGGAGCGCCACTCGCTCCTCCAGCGACACGTTTGGTGCTTCGCTCACTTGACCCTCCCTTGAAGACCGCACGGTGCGGCGTGAACATCTGACACGAGCAAGTGGTCGTAGAACTTGAGGAAGTCTACTTTATTGACTGGACTCGCGCTATTCCTGAGAACCTGCTGCTCAATGTCGCAGATCACGACGTGCCAGACACGAGCATTGGCCGCTCTGTTGTGATTCGTCTCCTCGAACCGCGTGTAGAACCCCCCTGCTGCCACTACGCTTGCGACCGTTGCTAGCGTCAGACAGACCACCATCAGCACTCGTGTGAGATTGCTCATGGGTGTGCCCCCCTTGTTGAGAAGTACACAGCAATAGCCACCGATCCAAACCCGATTAGAGAGGTGAAGATCAGTCCCCACAACATACGCTTGACGGTCTTGACTTCGACCAAGAGCGCGTCCAGGCGCGTATCAGTGACCGCTCTCCAAGCGTCCATCCCATCACGACCGTTCCGCCACTTGAGAATATCCCCGAGAGAGCGTGCGAAGCTGCGCTGTCGCTCTGCGAGAATCTGCAACGGCGGAACGTCGTAGCTGTCCTCGTAAGAAGTCATGTACTGTCCTCTGTTCGCAGTCTACGCGAAGCGACGTGCCCCAACGTAGTCCTTCGCATCGGCCAGATTGAACACCGAAACAACCGCACCCGTGTGTGGCGCTGCGATGTACTTCCCGTTGCCGATATACAGCCCCTCGTGCCCAGGGGCGTCTGCCGTGCCATCACTACCCACGAAGAACACAGCATCTCCGGGTTGTAGCTTCGCTACCGGCTTTCCTGCCGTGAACTGCTCTTGTGAGGTTCTCGGCACTTTGATCCCTAGCTGCTTCCAGACCGTCTGCACGAGGCCCGAGCAGTCGAAGCCCGTTGCGGCGCTCGTGCCGCCCCAGGTGTATTTCACCCCGAGGTACTTGTGGACGAGGTTGGCCGCTTGTGTGTCCAAATCTGATCCCTGATTGCCCATCGAGGTCGGGCCGACACCCGTGGGAATCGCCACCCTGACCTGTGTCTGATGCAACGTCTTCATCAGTCCTGCAAGGCTACCGATTGTGTCGGTCGCCCTCGCGCCGCCAGCGATGGCCGCGAGATTGTGACGAGCCTGCGTCTGAATGTCGTTGACTGAGTTGGGCTGCGTGAGGGGGATACTATTGCCTGCGGGCAAGGTGAGATCGCTCACCGGGCTGGTTACTTCACTGACCGGCGCGGGATGGTTTCCCATCACCTTCGCTGCGTATCCAGGGTTGCCCGTCTGACTGCCCGATACCCACTCCTCCAGCCCCGGCGTCGGGTCGCCCTGTCCGGTCTTGAGGAAGTTCACGAGCGGCGCGTACTGAGAGCGCCCGAGCAGCGTCTTCGCGAAGGCTTGAGCACCCTGCCCGAGCGACCCATACGACTGCACGCCTACCGAGTTTATGTCGTGTGACCCCGGCATCCTCTGCGTCGTGTTCAGGTAGTTGAAGCGAGCGTTGTTGTTCGTGTGTCCGCCCTCGAAGGGCTGCCACTTCGCCAGGAAGTCCATCGCTGCCGTTGTCGGCTTCGCGCCCAGGGCGCGTAGGTACACGACTCTCCAATCACTTCCCGGCATGAGACGCCTCCGCTTTCTTGAGCGCCGCCTCGTACCGTGAGAGGCCGGTGCCGATCAGGGCAGCGCGCAAGTAGTGAACCGCCGCCTCTGCGTTCACGTCGGAGAGATTGTTGCCGATCAGGTGATCCCACTGGTGGTCGCCTGTAGTCTTCGCGTAATACTTGAGCACGGCGTCCAGGCGTCCGGGCAGATCACCCTTGTGCTGCTGCGTGATCGAATCAAGCTCTGCCTTGCGCCCGACATGAATGAGCATGTCCTTCGAGGGCGGCGGGAAGCCAGCGTCCTTCGCCTCCTGCTCGATCTTCTGTGTCGGCTTCTTCGCCGGGTCTTTCGGGCCGTAGGTCTGCTCGCCCACACCGATCGCGCCGATCCCGTAGCCTCCGAGCGCCCAGGCGATGCCGTTCCCGCCCCCGCCGTGCTCGTTGTAGAGGTCTTTCGCGTCCTGCGCGATCAGCGGGGTGAAGTCCTGCACGGCCAAGCTCTGCGGCGTGACGGGGTTGCCGACTGCATCCTTCCCCTTGACTACCTCGTGAACCATCGCAGGCACCGGGGCGAGCTTGTTGTACGCGAAGTTCTGAATCTCATCCCACCGCGTCGGGACACCAAACCCACTCCCGAGCTTCGTCTTCACTCCCGTAGTCGAGGAGATGGCGGTATTGCTTGCGAGCACGGCGGCGAGCCTCGTGTATTGCAGGAAACCACCGGCTATGTCCAGGCGCGTGTTGCCGATCTTGATCTTCCCGAAGTCGGCGTTGCGCGGGTCGAGTGAGCCGACGTGAACACCCGGTATCTGCGACGCCATGTAGACGATGGTGGACACCGCGCCAGTCGCGGCGAAGAGGCCGCGCAGGGCTTCCAGGCGAGCTTGCTTGTCCAGTCTGTAGTACCACGTCGGGTCGAGGTAGTTGAGGCGTGAGAGCATCAGGCGCGGTGAGTAGAGGAGCGTGTTCAAAGCCGGGAGGATGTGCTCTGCGCGTCCGTGTATCGTACCGCGTCCCGTGGAAGCGTTTATCACATCCCCGATGCTCTTGAGGAAGTGCTCATCGTGTACGTCGCGTCCCGCCTTGAGAGCAATCCTGATCTGATGCCTGAACAAGTCCATGCGCATCTTGTTGAGGAAGCCGACGTAGCTCCGAGCCGAACCCTTGATAACGCTCCCGAGCGCCGGAATCTTCGTCGCATA